CTTTGCAATCCATCAGCACCTGCATAAGGATCCTCAGGTGATTTTGATCGATCTTGTAATTGTTCTTCCCCAAATAACTCTAATGCTTTTTTGTCATATTGTCTTTTTATTTCTTTACCTTTTTCAGTCAAAACTCTAGCAGACCTTTTAGATTTTTGGGTATAATGTTTTGCTAGTTCAGCATCTCTTTCTTCTTTTAATTTCCTTAATGCATCTCTTTTTCCTTGAATTTCTTCATAAACTCTTTGTTGTGATTCTGATAACTTTTGTTGTTTTCTACTTCCTTTTTTACCAGTCATTCCAGTTTCAGTTATTCCATAACCAGCAAGTTTCTTTCTGAGTTGCTCATCAACTTTCGCAAAATCACCCCCACCAGCTATTTCCCCACGAATGGCATCATAAGTTGCTTTCATGGCTAAAGTAACACCAACAGCTGCAGCACCACTTAATGCTATTGCTCCAGCAACTGGTGCTGCTGCTCCTGCAGCTGCACCCAGACCAGGGATTTTTAATAATAACCCACCAAGACCACCAAGAGCTTTAGTAAGAATTCCAATTCCACTAATAATTGCTCCAGTAAATGACAACAAAGTGCTTGCAACTGGCAACAATGCAAGTGCTAATATGCCGCCAAGTATTAATGGTCCTTGCTTAATAAAAAATTCTTTAAAGTTGTTTATACTTCTTTCATTTCTAGGATCTTTTAACCACTTTAAAAGACCAACAACAACTGATCCTGCAAGTATGTTTCCAAAATATTTTTTGATAGAATTAAAAAATCCGCTTACTGGTGAAGTTAAAGTCTTTGCATCTAACTTAGAGTCTTTTTTCTTTTTAGATTCTAACTTACTTTCCTTCTCTTTCTTTTTATCCTTTTGTGTTTCTTTTCTTAAATTCTGTTCTTCCTTTTTATCCCTTTGAAGTTGCTTTGATAATAGAGATTTAATTCCCTCCAGTGCTTTTGAAAATGATGAAAGACCATCAACAATCTCCTCATTTTGTTTTACAACACCTTCAAGTAAGTTTGAACCTGGAACTGTTTCGTCCGGAGGTAATAACTTTGCAGGATCTAGTTGTTGTCTCTCTGGAGATGGTGCTTTTCTATTGAAAACACTATCAACATCAACTTTCTTTTTTCTTATCTTAAACTTACCTTCCTTTCCCCTTACTCTTTTAAATTCATTAGTAATCAACTCAGTTAATTCAGTTGACATAGTAGAATCACCCATTCTACCAGCAGCTGCTCTTTCTCTTAAAAGAGTTTTATATTCACCATAAGTTAAGTCAAAAGCATCAGTAAGTCCTAGTACTTCAAGAATTCTAGAATCAATTTCTTCTTCTACTAAATCCTCATCTCTAATATTTTTTAAGAGGTCATCAAGACCTTCAGGAATATCTTGCTCTTCTTTTTTCTTTGGTATTACTATTATTGCACCAGAAGATTTGTCTGCCTCTACTTCGGCATCATCCTTTACTTCATCTCTTATTGACTTCAATAAATCGTCAAGACCTTCTGGAGATGAGTCATCTTTTGACTCATTCATAAGATCATTCAATAGATCATCTAAACCTTCTGGGATCTTTTCATCCATTTTGTTGCTTCTGTAATCTTAGTTTTTCATCTTCAAGATGTTGTTGAAGAAGAGCAACATAAATGTCTCTTTCCCAAGGAATCCAATTCTCTACTTCCCATAATGAATATTTATGGTACTGAACCAAAGCAAAATTAATTCTATAATAATTTTCAAGATCCATATGGATCATTCCTAGGCGAAAAAACTAGACAATCCCTCCAACACGACAGTGCTTTCTTCTTTTGTTGTTGGATTTTTAACTTTAATTTCATGAGACAACTTTGGCATAGTATTAAAAAATTCTTCAATTTGTTTAAACTGAAGACTGTTCATCTGCTCTAAAAATTCAATAAGTTCTTTTTTGGTTACATCCTCAGTAGACCACACTTCCTCTTCATTATAAATTTTATCTACACAGGATGCAATCAAATCAAAAGATTGATCCAATCCAACTTCTCCAGAAAAATCAAAATTGTTCTTAATGAACTGATCTAGTGATGGATATTTCATTTCCATCATTAAACTATCATCCAACTTAATTTTGTTTGTGTGATTTTTATTTTTTTGAACTTTTATATCATCAACATTAATCTTTACAGTAATTGGAGTTTTATTATCATCTGGAGCGGTAATATTAACTTCAATTTCTTCTCCAACAGATTTTCCACGAATGTTTAAAAACAAAAACTCTATATCAAATGTGGGTAAAGTTTCTACTTTTATGCCCCTAGTTTGAATACAATTTTTCAATACTTCTTTAATTGCATTTGAAATTTCTTTTGTATCTTCAGATTCTAATGCAAGAACTAATAGTTTCTCTTCCTTAACTAAAAATGGTCTGTATTTTATTTCTTTTCCGGTTGATGGTAAAGTCAAAAAATAAGATGGCGTCGCAATAGTTGGTAAAGGCATAATGTCCTAAAAATTTCAGTATGACTATTTATTATGATGCTACAGTAGGTCCAGGAGCTGATGAAGGAGGTCTTCCCAATTGATCCCTAATTCCAAATTGATCTAGTGTTGGATTGCCGAGATTTAAAAAGTCATTTGGACCTCTAAATCTTTGCGTCTGATCCACATTAAACTCTGGATTGATATATGTTTGAGCATTTCCAAAATTAAACTTATTAAAATCAACAACACCAGGCGCTCTCGGATCTTGTAATGGTGAAGGAGAAGCGAAAACATTTCTTTCCCTAACATATCTAATATATGAAAATGATATGGTACACTTCAATAAGTCACTCTGCTCATAAGAAACTGGAGTTGAAATAATATTCGATGGGAAGGCACCAACAAAAGTATAATTTAAAACATTTCCAACATCTTTCTCATACTTCACTAAGTAAATATCACTTTTATACTTACTTGGATAATTCATTCTATAGTGAACATAAGAACTCTTGTATTCATTTCTATTGAATGTACTTCCCAATCCACTTATGTAATCTACCCATCCATCGAAAAACTCAATTACATTATAATTTCTATCAACATAAAAAGTGAGATCTAAACTATCATCATACAATCTTCTATAGGCCATTTTTTCACTTACTCCATGATAGTCATTATTAACATCATGAGTTGCTAAACTTGTTCCCGGCAAAGATGCTTCCGAACACAATAATTCTATATTAGGAATGTTTCCAGAAAATATTCCTCTTCCACTAGATGAAACAAAAGATGATACTGCAGGTGGAACTCCAAACTTCACATGATAAATTGAAGTTTGTGCTATGTTTAATACTCTACTTTTAATATCACTAACAGAATAATAAACTGGTTTTCCTGGTGCTCCCATTTATAAATAATTTGACTTATATATTATGTAGGAGAACTATGGCAGAAAGTTTAAAATCAAAATATAAACCATCAAATCCTAAGAAATACAAAGGTGATTATAATAATATCATATGTAGAAGTTCTTGGGAAAGAAAATTTTGCCATTGGTGTGATCTAAATGAAAGTGTAATTTCTTGGGGATCTGAAGAATTTTTTATTCCATACATTTCCCCATTGGATAATAGAGTTCATAAATACTTTCCAGATTTTATTGTAAAAATTAAAGAGCAAACTGGATCAATAAAAACATACGTAATTGAAATAAAACCTAAAAAACAAACCTCTCCACCAGTAAAAAAGTCAAGAGTAACCAAGTCATTCATACATGAAACAAAAACATATGCCGTAAATCAAGCAAAATGGAAAGCGGCAAAAGAATGGTGCGATGATAGATTATTGGAATTTAAAATTATAACAGAAGAAGAACTTGGTATACGATAATAAATAGTCAAAAAATGTCTAATGGCAAAAACCTATTCACCAATATTATTAGATTCCTATACCGTTGATCCTGTAAGCAATATTCAAACCAAGGTAAAGGTTAGATCTAAAATTGGTATAGATCCACAAAATCCAGAAACTCTGCCAGTTGTATCTGACGAAAATGAAGTAGATTTTGCTCAATGGTTGCCAGAAAATAACGCATGGAATGCTTATACAGAAACATTAAAAGTCCCAAACGTTCCTAATGGTCAGTCAATAGATTCATTTCTTTTTCAAAATACTCCCCAGTTAAATATATCTACAGCAAATCTAATTAATAATCTTGGATACGATACAGCAAAAGAATTTGCAAGACTTTCATTTTCTCCTGGAGTTCTTGGAAATGGTATCATAACAAATGATCCTTCTGCTGGATCTGGTCCTGGTTCTGAGGGGGTACAGGCAGATGTTTCTGCTTCAAGTGGTCTATCACCATCAGGTCCAAAAAATACAAACTTAAGATATCCATTGAGCAATTCTAATGGGTATGACTTCCTGATGATTACTGAATATGAATATCTTCCCCCAGGACTTTCTGATATAAGAAATAGTGGAAATTTTGGATCACAATCTACAGAGCAAAGATTAAGTAGACCAAAAAATGGAGTAACAGTTTCACTTCCTATGCAACCAGGATTGTCAGAAACAAACTCCGTTTCTTGGGGAGAAGACAGACTTAATCCAATTCAAGGTGCCTTAGCAAATATGGCAGGAAACGCCATAAGAGATTTATCTAACGTAAATTTACAAGGTGCTATAGAAAATTTTGTATCTGGTGGAGTTAATCTTGCGGAATCATTAGGAAATGATCCAAATCTAATCGCATATGTAAAAAATTATTTTGCAGGTCAAGCTGTGGGTGCAAATATCACAGCAAGATCAACTGGTACTGTTATAAATCCAAATTTAGAATTACTTTTTACTGGACCAAATCTACGCACTTTCAATTACAACTATACATTAACTCCAAGAGAACAAAAAGAATCAGAAGAAATAAGAAATATAATTTACTTCTTCAAAAAAAGTATGGCGGTTATAAAAGAAGAACCATACTTGTTTTTAAAAACGCCAAGAGT